AAAGCTGATATAATTACAGATGATTTTGTTTATGATATCAAAACCTCTGCATCTTTAAAAAGCTTTTATAGAAGTTCAAAAAGCTATAACTACGACAGTCAAGCGTATATCTATTCAACATTATTTCAGAAACCAATGAAGTTTTTGGTAATCGAGAAAGGAACAGGTCTTATAGGTATTTTCGATACCTCTGATGACGCTTATTCTAATGGTTCATATAAAGTGGAGGAAGCAGAATCTCAGTTCCTTAAATACTATGTAAATAAAGATGAGGAATTGTCAAACTTTACAAAGTATGGGGAAATATAGCAGAGAAGAAAAGGTAGAGTCCTTAGCAATAAAAACTTTTTTAATAATAATTTTAATTTTAATTTTTAATCAATAAATATGTCAACACTTATCAATGCATCGATCAAAACTTCAGAGTTGAAGAAAATCGACAAAAACAAAATCATTAAAGGAGAGAAAGATAGTTACATTCCTATCACTATCTCTGTAAATGATGAATCAAGATACGGAAAAAACGTATCAATCACAATCGCTCAAGACCAAGACGAGAGATCTAACAAAGCTGAAAAACATTACCTAGGAAATGGTAGTGTAATTTGGACAGACGGAAAGGTTTTAAAAGGTCAAAAAGAGGATGACAATGCTGGTGGAAATCAGTCTACAAACAAGTCTTCATCAGTCAGTAATGACGATATGGATGACTTACCATTTTAATTAAATTAAATACCCACTCTTCGGGGTGGGTTTAATATCAGATTATGACACGAGAAGAAAAATACTTTACGCTTGATGTAATATCAGAAATAATTCAAAAAAAACACAAAGTAGATTCCTCATATATGTTTCAAAACACTAGACTAAGAGATGTTAGTGATTTAAGAAAAGTATTCTTTTATATGGCTAAAGAGTTTACAAAATTATCATTGCAATGTATTGGAGATTATTCTAAATATAGAGGCAGAGGAAAAAGTCACAATCATGCGACTGTTTTATACAATGCAAATGCAGTAAAAGATTGGATGTCAATAGACACAGCCTATAAGCATTATATAGATGATTTAGCAAACGAAATCAAGTTCTATGTAGACTATGAGCAGTATCAATTAGACGAGTGTAATAAATATAAAAAACAAATTGTAAGCCATATATACAAAGACGATAATTTAGACTTTTTAATTAAATACGCGGAAATTACACAAAAATTATACGAAAACAAAGACTTAATTGGTAACTTGGCAGATACTATCAATGAGTTAGTAATAAACAAACTAAGCGATGAAGGGATACATCAAACTACACAGGAGGATTCTAGACTGGGAATGGTACAAGGACTCTAATACAAAAATAATATTCATACATTTATTGTTAAATGCTTGTTACGATAATTGTCGTTTCATGGGCCAATCTGTTTCTAAAGGGGAATATATTACCTCGTTGAATAGAATTTCTAAAGACCTAAACATACCTATTAGACAAGTCAGAACAGCAATAAAAAGACTTAAAGATACGGGAGAAATCGACACGCAGACGACAAACAAATATACTAAGGTAACTATCTGTAACTATGAGAGTTATCAAGTAGAAGAACGTAAACCTGTTAAGAAGGCGACACGCAAGCGACAAGCAGTAGACACGCAAGCGACAGACATAAGTAAGAATATAATAAAGAAAGAAGATAATAATAATAAATATTTAGCTGATTGTTTAAACACTGCTTCGTGGATGGAGGTTGTTTGTATGCAAAACTCTGTTGGACTTGAGTCTTTAAGCAAGGCTTTAGATTCTTTTCACAATCATTTGATTATGACAGACGAAATAAAATCATCTGTAAAAGATTATAAATCACATTTTGTTAATTGGCTAAAATACAATAAGCAAGATGCGATTAAAAACTCTGGAAGTTATAAATGGAAATGGAAAGGACAGAGTATAAAATCGGGTACAAAAACTGAATTAGAAAAAGATAGAACTTTTTACGACCAAGATGGTTTCGACTTTAAAATCATACAAAATGGACATTAACGGATATAAAATAAAAGATTATAATATTTATAAATTAGATTCTAAAGCTAAAAAATCGACATGTCCTGTATGTTCTTCTGAAAGAAAAAAGAAGACACAGAAATGTATGATGTTAGATTGGGATAGAGGGCTAGGTACTTGCCAACATTGTGGAGAAGTAATTCAACTGCACACCTACGAAAAAAATGAAGAATATTCTTACGAGTCTCCAATACTTAAAAAAGTAAATAAGCCAGGAGATAATATGATTGATTGGTTTAAAGGTAGGGGTATATCAAAAGAGACTCTTGATAAATTAGATGTGACCGCAGGATTAGAATATATGCCACAAGTAAGTAAAGAGGTGAATGTAATCATGTTTAAGTATAACTATAGGGGAAAGTTAATCAACGTCAAATATAGAGACGCTCAAAAAAACTTCAAACTTTATAAAGGTGCTCAAAAGATTTGCTATAACATGGATTCTATAATTGCATCTGATGAATGCATAATTGTTGAAGGGGAAATAGATTGCTTGTCTTTTGTAGAAGCTGGTATTGACAATGTAGTAAGTGTGCCAAATGGATTTACAGCTACGGGTCAAATAAATCTAGACTACTTGAATGATTTATATTTTCACTTTGAAGATAAAAAGAAAATATACGTTTGTGTAGATGCTGATGAGGCAGGAGAAAATGGTAAGAAAGAATTGATAAGAAGGTTTGGTTCTGAGAAAGTATTTCTATGCGATTTAAAGGACTGTAAAGATGCTAATGAGTACTTAATCAAGTACGGTAAAGAAAGTTTAAGAGACGTTATAAAAGAAGCTATTCCTTGCCCTATTGAGAATGTGTTAAGAGTATCTGATATGGAGTCTGATTTAGATGAATTTTATAAAGGAGGTGTAAAGAATGGATTCAAGATAGGACTAGATGGGTTTGATAGTATATTTTCAACATACACAAAACAATTTATAGTTGTAACAGGTTTTCCTAGTAGTGGTAAATCAGATTTTGTAGACCAAATGACTGTAGGTTATAATATGATGTATGGATGGAAAACAGCGTATGCTTCTACAGAAAATTACCCACAATATCTTCATGTAGATAAACTTATAAGAAAGCTTTATGGAAACACTCCCGAGTACAAAGACACAAAATCACAATCATGGCGTAAATGCGTGAGTCATATAAATAAAAACTTTTGTTTTATAAACTACGAAGATGGATTTGATTTAGACAGAGTATTAAAAAAAGCAGAAGAGTTAGTAAGAAGAGTTGGTATAAGATGTTTAGTAATAGATCCATATAATAAAATTAGAGATAAGTCTAATATGAATTTAAGTATAACAGATTACACTAATGCATACCTCAACAAGATTGATACTTTTTGCAAAAAAAACGATGTAGTATGCATCCTAGTTGCACACCCAACAAAACCTCAAAACGATAAAGGTAAATTAATTGAGCCAACTTTTTACGATGTAAAGGGAGGTGGAGAGTTTTATGACATGAGTCCACATGGTATATTAGTACATAGGGATTTTGAAGCAGCAACAGTTAAAATAAAAGTACTTAAAGTAAAGTTTGCAAACCTAGGAGAAAATCAAGCTCATGTTGATTATTGTTGGAACGTAAACAATGGAAGGTACACCGATATTAAGAACGGAGCACCTTCTTGGGATAATAGAAATTGGATTACAGAGAGAAATAATCCGTATGAAATTACAAAGAGTTTAGATATAGAGTTTAATGAAATTAAAATATAATTATGGAACAAAGTAACTTAGAAAAACAATTAAGAAACGGTTTAGAGTTAGTATTAGCTCTTCAGTTAACCTTGGAGTTAATGGATGAATACAAGCTAAAAGGGTTGCCTAAAAAGTACGGTAACATGTTTAGAAAATCGTTAGAAAAAGGCTTATCAGAATCATACGACAGACTATACAATATAGACCCAGAGTATACAACAAACGCAATGAACAAAAAAAACGAATTAATATCAAACATAGCATCTTTTAATGAGGTTGATGCAATATTGTTTGCTGAATTTAGCAAAAAGTTCATGGATAATATAGATATAGCTAGAAAAAAAGGAGTAGTATTTTTTGATAAACTAATATAAAAATGGGAAAAAACAAAATAGAAAGTAGTTTAGAATTATTAAGAATAATGGCAACTAAATTTTCAGAGGAAGTTACTAAATTAAGTGACAATTCAGAGAAAACGGAAGATAAAAACAGTAATTAAAAGACCAATCCGTGACAATGATAAAGTTTGCCGTCGCTGGGGACTATTTGATTTGCGGGGTTGGTTTTAATAAAATATAAAAATATGAAAATAATAATGGCAATATTGGTTACTGCAACGATTTATCATGCAGATCCAAAACAATGTAACGCAGACTTCTTAACGACTGCGTCTTTAAAGAAAATAAATTCACAATCACCTGGTTCTCACAGATGGATTGCTGTAAGTAGAGACCTGGAGAAACTAGGATTTGTATTTGGAGCTAAAGTTTGTGTTGAAAACGCAGGAGAAATGAATGGAACCTGGACAGTCGAAGATAGAATGAATAAAAGATGGAAAAAAAGAATTGATTTTTTAGTTGACTATGATTTAAAAGGAGGTAAATGGGAAAACGTAAAAATATCATTAGAATAAATTATGGTTAGTATAAATAAAGCTTTAGGTATTTGTTTAAAAAACGACATAAAGGTCTATCCTGTAATTCATGACATCAATTATTTGAAAATTGAAGTAAATTATAGCGGAAGAAAGAAGAAAGGTAAAGAAATTTACAATTGGAGGACTCAACAAAAAGAACTTCAACAAAAAATTATAGAATTATATGAAACACTTGCAGGAAGAATACAAAGTAGGGAATAAAACCTTTTTGTATGATAAAAAATTCTTAAAATCAACATACAAAAGTTGTGTAAGATACACAGATGATGAATTTATAGAAAACATAATAGATGTGCTACACTTTGCGGTGTATGTTTGTTGGATTAAAGAAATATCATCAAACGATTGTCTTGCAGATGATGGAATTGTACACGAACTTGTACATTTGGCCCAAAAAAACACAAGAAATCACAGTAATTTAAGTAAAATTAGAGAAAAATTCAACAAAAGCTTGTGTATTTAATTGTTTTTAAGTAATTTACAAAAAATTAAATAAAGTAAATGTTTGATCCTATAGTAGAAAGCGTAAAAAATAAATACACAGACAGAAGTATTCGTGGAATTGAAAAATACAACACGACACTTGATAATAATGTGACTGATAATTTTTTACAGCACCTGCAAGAAGAGTTAATGGATGCAACTCTTTATATAGAAAAAGAATTATCGGTAAAAGACTCTAAGTTAGACATGGTTAGACAGTTTAATAGAGTTTTTGAAATACAAACACAAAAATCACCATCATTACTAGACAAAGACTCTTCTAACTTAAAGTTTGATTTAATGTTAGAGGAGCTTAATGAGTATCATGAAGCTTGCAAAAACAATGACATTGTAGAGATTTCTGATGCAGTTGTAGATATGATGTATATATTATACGGAATGATATTATCTCACGGATTATCTGATGTTATTTTTGATATGTTTGAAGAGGTTCATAAATCCAACATGAGTAAGCTAGAAAATGGTAAGGTTCTGAGGAGAAATGATGGTAAAATAATGAAAGGGTCTGAGTATTTTAGACCAAATTTAAAACAATTCTTATAGATAAAGAGTAATGGCACTATCGTCTCGGCAAACATATTTAAACAATGTTTTTAATCGCATGCACGAGAAGTTGAACGACGCTTATGAAGATGTATTTGATGGTGACTTTGAGCAGTCTAAAAACACTGTAAACTCTTTGATTTATGATTTAAGACAACTTAAAAAATCAATGAATCCATGAAAAAAAGAGTAAGGTTAAGTGAAGAAGAAGCAATTGTTTTAGGTGTTGAAGTAAAAGATATTGAAAAAGGAAGAAAAACCTTTAGGTCTTACATAGATATAGAAGACCAGCAAAAACTTAATCAAGTAAGACATCAAGGTGTTGCTGATTACTGTAAAGAAAGAGGTATTGATTTCAATAGTGTTAGTCAGTATTGGGACAAAACAAAAGAGTATTCAGTACAAGTAAGACCTACTATAGTTTCATACAACGATATATCTAGGCAGATAATCGAGGAGATGAAGATTTACTCTCCAAAGTATCCTTCAGTAAAAAGAAAAAACAAAAAAGACCCTCACTTATTAGTTATAGATCCAGCTGATGTACATATTGGGAAGTTGTCCACGTCTTTCGAGACTGGTGAAGATTATAATTCTGAAATAGCTATACAAAGAGTTAGGGATGGTGTTCAAGGAATATTAAACAAGTCTGCTGGTTTTGAAGTAGATAAATTCTTATTAATAATAGGTAACGATATATTACACATAGACACTCCTAAAAGACAAACTACCTCTGGAACACCTCAAGATACTGATGGTATGTGGTACGAAAGTTTTTTAAAAGCAAAAGCTATTTATGTTGAGGTTATAGAAACACTTATGTCTATAGCAGATGTTCATGTAACATACAATCCTAGTAATCATGATTACACTAACGGATTCTTTTTAGCTGACGTTATTACAACTTGGTTTAGGAAATCTAAAAACGTAACTTTTGATTCTAGTATAAGTCATAGAAAATATTTTAGATATGGTTCTAACCTAATAGGAACGACTCACGGAGATGGTGCAAAGAACAATGATTTACCTTTACTTATGGCTGTAGAAGCTAAAGATGACTGGTCACAATCACAACACAGGTACGTTTATACACATCATGTTCATCATAAAAACGCAAAAGATTACGCAGGTGTAACAGTAGAAAGTTTAAGAAGTCCGTCTGGAACAGATAGTTGGCATCATAGAAATGGATATCAGCATGCTCCAAAAGCAATTGAAGGGTTTTTACATCACCCAGAATTTGGTCAAGTAGCTAGATTAACACATATATTTTAAAATGGAAGAAGGTTGGTATTTATTTTCGTTAACTTTTAGATGGCCTCATGAGGGAATTATCATAGGCTATGAAGTTTGGGAACCCGTAGAAGAAGAACAATTTTGGTCGTTAAAACTTCATTTATTGTTAGTAACTATTAATTATGACTTTGGAGAAGATGGCACTCAAAGAGAATAATTAAGTATCTTTATTTTAATAAAATTTTTATCCTTTTATTACTTTGTTTTCATATAAAACCCTAAACGACTGCCAAAATAGTTTAGGGTTTTTTCATTAAATTTGTTTATGGAGTTCAGCAAAAAGTTGTTTCTAAACAGAGATTTAGATGAAGATGAATTAGACTTTGTAAGAGATTCTATTAAAAAAGTAGATTTAATAGAGTATCTTAAACACTCTTTTATATATGTAAGTCTTTATGATAACGGAACTCTTGAAATTGTTAGTGTAAAAGACGAGTATGTTTATTTAGTTTCAAAAGAATATTATATTGACAACAAGATGTCTATGGAGTACTTAAGAAATAGAGATGAAATAAAACAAAAACTTAATGAGGTTTTATATTGGAATGGTATAAATAACCTAAAGAAATATGTAACTGTAGTTTTTGATAATGGTATTAATAAAAAATATTCTGATGACGTTGTTTATGCAGAAAGTATTGCGGAAGCTACATCAATACTAGACAACATGTATGTCGATGAATATATGTATATAGAAGACGTAGATGGCGAAATATAAAGCAAAAAAACAAATAACCAGGTCAACTAAAGTAAAGATAGATGGTGTTCAGTTTCAATCAAAATTGGAATCTCACATGTACTTACTGTTGAAGGCAAATAACATAACTAATGGATATGAATCCACGAAGTTCACAATCATTGACAGCTTCATTTCGGATCATTGTTCTTATGAAAAAACACCTACTAAAAAATTCTTGCATGATAGGGGTAATAAAAAAGTATTACCAATAACCTATACTCCTGATTTTGTAGATACACAAGTACCTCCTAGATATATAATTGAATGTAAAGGTAATCCTAATGAAAGATTTCCTATGGTTTGGAAGTTATTTAAAAGACACCTTCATCTTAAAGGCTGGTCTCCAGATTTATTTGTACCCAGAAACCAGAAAGATTGTCAAGAGGTTATAAATATTATAAAAGAAAAATACTACTAATCTCTATTAGGTTGAGCTGCGTTTTTCCTTATATTTTCTAT